CACGAAGCCCGTGGCGCGCCACTGTGAGCCCGCGGTCAGCCGTTCCTGTCGCTGCCCGACCTTGACGCCTCGGAGCAGCGCCTCCACGACGGGCGACATGGCGACCAGGCGACGTGACTTGGTCGTCTTCGGCTCGGTGACCGTGAGCGACCCGCCGATCCTCGTCAGCGTGCCGCGTACGCGCAGGGCCTTCTGGTCTGCGTCGACGTCGGCCCAGTGCAGCGCGAGAGCCTCCCCGCGCCTCAGGCCGGTGTTCACCATGAGAGTGAACAGGGCCGCGTACCGGGTGCTCTCCGCGGCTGCGAGTAGTGCCCTGACCTGAACGGGCGAGAGGTACTCGGCTTCGTGGTGCTCGACCCTGGGGCGCCGGATGACAACAGCCGGGTTCTCGGCGATGGAGCGGTCCCGTACGGCCGTGTCGAGGATGGCGCGCAGGACCGTATATGTCGAGCGGATCGTAGAGGCTGATAGGCCCGAGGCGCGCAGCGCGCTAACCCATGCCTCAATGCGCCGAGGCGTGAGCTGGTCGAGGGGGATGGTCCCGAGGCGATCGCTGACGATGTGACTCTTCGCGAGACTCGCATAGAGCTGCTTGGTGGAGTCCTTCCGGTCGGACACCTCGAGGGTGGACCCGAGCCACTCCGCGGCGAACGTCCCGACCGTCTTCCGCACGTCGCGCGGCGGCTGGCGCTTGTCTAGGCGCTGCCGGACCTCCTTGGCCTTGTCCCTAGCTTCCTTCTGTGTCTTCCCGGTGACCGTCGTCCGCTTCGCCGTGCCGTCCGCATCGATATACCGCAGCGATACCTGCCATCGTCCATCCTTCCGCTGGATGGGCTGCGAGCCTTCGTGATTGCCTCGGCGTCCGACCTGACTCATAGTTCTACTCCGTTCACCTTAAGAGGATGGCCTGCTTCCCAGGCAGCGAATTGCTTCATTCTTTCGGGATAGGTCGCTAGATCATCGCGAAGTTCATCCAGTTCCGCGTCGGTGGCGTGGTCCCTTTGCGGGACGAACGGGCTTGCCTGCCAGGCGTGAAGATCGCGCTCAAGTTTCGCGTTGAGATAATCGAGCCGTTCTCTGATTTGCTGCTCCCGTCCCTCCCGGTTGGCATGCCTGTCTTTGTAACGAGTCCCGGCGTCGGCAATTTCGGCAAGCATGCCCCCGAATTCGTCCCTCACGTATGGATGGATGTGTTCCACATTGGGCGCGAATTGAAACAGCGACGCGTCGAAGATATCGAGGCCTCGTTCGCTGGTGACGAGCGTGCTTAGTTCGGCGCCGATTTCAAAGATTCGTTGGGCAGCGCGGAGGCACTCCTCAAAGGCACTGACCATTTCGTCTGAGAGCCGCTTTGCCTCTTTCCTGTCGATCTCGGCGGCCGACGTCAGCATGTCGTCGGGGGTGATGCCGAACACTCGGCAGAGAGCGACGAAGTCCTCGAGACTCACCTTCTGGGGGTGACCTTCCTGGGCGCCCTTCTCGATGCGGTACAGCACGGAGGCCGACACGCGCCGACCCGCGCTCCCTGTCTTCTCCTCGAGGTCGCGGTACGTCCATCCTCGTTGCTCTCTCAGGGATGCCACCCGTAGCCCCATGTCAACCGCCCCACCCATGAAGTCCACTTGCCGCCTCCGTTTCGCGTCAGAAACAAACATAGTTGCTTTGTCCGAGGATGGCAACAACCATGGATACCAGAGGACGTGGACGCGTCCAGCGGGGTGGAAGGGGTCACGCATGACGCAGTTGCTCTACAGCGAGTCAGACGCTCGGGAAAAGGTTCTCGGTGGGATCGGACGTTCGAAGCTGTACCAGTTGATGGCCGAGGGCAAGATCACGCCGACCAAGATCGGCCGGCGAACGTTCTTCGCAGCTGAAGAGCTCGAGCGGTTCGTCAGCGCGCTCAAGGCGGGCGTAGGCGCGTGACCGTGACACAGCGACGCCCCCTCGGGGGCTCCGAGAGGGCGGCGGTCAGCTTGGCGGCATCGACCGAGTCGAGCATACGTCCCACCATCGTCGTCAGGGTGCGCGTCGCGCTCGACACCCTCATGGAAGATGGGAACCTGACCAGCGAAGGCCGCTCGCGGCTGTACGAGCTGGAATACCTGCCCGAAGGGGCCGAACTCATCATGGATGCCAGTCGGCAGCGCTACGCCACGGGTGAGGCGTGCCGACTGATCGCCAACGCCGTGAAGCATGGCGTCCTACTGACGATCGAGGCCGGCGCGGCCGAGGTCGGGCTCAACTGGCGCCGGATGGTCGAGTACCAGGGCGGGTGGCGACGTGACTACTGAGGTCGAGATGCTCGGGGACCCGCTGAACGAACCCATAGCGCGGCTCCTGGCCGCTAGGGTCCGCACCGGCACATGGCTCGACCGGCAGACCTTTCCGGCGTTGCAGTGGGCCGTCCCTGGCGTCATCCCGGAGGGCATGGGCCTGCTCACCGGACCACCGAAGGCGGGCAAGTCGTGGGCCGTGCTCGGTGTCGGTCTGGCCGTGGCGGCAGGTGGGTGCGCGTTCGGCAAGATCCCGACCGGGTCACCGCGTCCCTGCCTCTACCTGGCACTCGAGGACGGTGACCGACGACTACAGGACCGGTGCCGGAAACTCCTCCTAGGAGAACCCATCCCGGCGCTGTTCGAGTACGTGACGACGTCGACCCCGGCCGAGGTGCCCGTCATCATCGCCGCGTGGCTTGCCCAGCACGCCGGACAGCGACCGCTGGTCATGCTGGACACCCTCGGCAAAGTCATGCCCCCGTCGAGCCCTGGCGAGTCCGCCTACGCGCGTGACTACCGCGTCGGTGGTGTCCTCAAGGGACTGGTGGACGCTCACCCCCGGCGCGACCCTGCTCGTGGTTCACCACACCCGCAAGATGGCGGGTGAGGACTGGATGGACTCGACCTCGGGGACCAATGGACTCAACGGCGCGGCCGACTTCACCATTAACCTGAACCGCACCCGCGGAGAAAACAGCGCCACCCTGCGAGTGACCGGCCGAGACGTCCGCGAGGGCGAATACGCCATGAACTCTGTCGACGGCTCGTGGTATCTCGACGGGCGCAACCTTGACGAGGCGGAGCGCAACGCCGAGCAGGCCAAGGCCACCTCGGGACTCGGGGACAAGTCCGCGAGCGTCGTCCAGTACGTCAACGACCATCCCGAGGGTGTGCGCTCGGCCCAGGTGGCGGATGCGCTGGACATCCCAGAGTCCACAGCCCGGCAGTACCTCAAGCGGGCCGACGACGGCGGTCGGGTGGGGCGTCGCGCACGGGGTCTCTATACCCCTGTCACAACCGTCACAAGTGTCACGAGTGAAGGCGGATACCCCTCCGAACGTGACACACGTGACGGTTGTGACACCACCTCAGAGGGCGACTCGTGAACCGCCCCGAACGCCGGCAGGCGGCCAAGCGCAAGACACCCGAGCCGGTCTCATTGCTTGATGCGCTCCTCGACCAGCGCATCACCGGCGGGTGCCAGGACTGCGACGCCTACCAGGACGTGACGCGCGTTGACGGCATCTACCGCATCACGATCTCCCACGACGCCACGTGTCCATGGCTCAACGCACGGGAAGGCGTCGACCGCGGGGCGAGGCGGACACCATGACTGACCCCGCACCCCGCTACCTGTCGCCCTACCTCGCCGATGCACTCGACAGACTCACCAACGATCGATGCGCACTCATGTTCAGGGCGCTTCGAGTCGTACCTGAGGGACTCGCACAGGATCTGTGGATCGCCCTCCTCGACGAGGCCACGCTGAGGCGTGAGCTGGTCGACCAACGGTTCCTCGACGTGGTCGGTGATGACGATGAGTGAGACGTCAGCTCGCCCGGTTTCTGGGGTGCAAACGACCATGACCGTTATCCGTCAACTCTTCGTCCCCGGGCGCATGGGGTGCGCACCCCGGGGGTCGAGATGACCCGGTCCTGTGACGTATGCGGGCGTCCCTTTGTGGCTCGGATGGCTCGGGCTCGGTACTGCTCGGGCGCGTGCCGGGCGCGGGCGTCCAAGTTGCGCGCGGTTGGTGTCCCGGTCGGGCTCGAGGCGCCGGATCGGGAGGACTTCGATCCGGACTCGCACGATCTCGTGATCGTGACGCGGGAGGTACTGGCCCGCGCCGGCGTCTCTGACACGATCTCAGGTCGGCTGGCCGTGGTCATGGCACGGCAGGCGATCGACCCGAGGCAGTCGGCTTTCGGCATGGTGGCGTGCATTCGCCAGCTCGAGGTCTGTGTCGCTGCGGCATTGTCGTCGGCTAAGCGCTATGACGGGCTCGACGGCATATTGCAAAGCCGTGACGTGAAGATTCGGCGCGCCCTGAGGGATTCGGCGGCCGACGATGAATAGATGGCCTGTCGGGCGTGACTTAGCGCACGTGTCGCCGTACAATGAAAGCAAGTCAAGATGTGACGGCTGGATGGCCGCCCTTGACATGATGGGCATTAGTAACCCCCCAGGACTGGGGTGGGGTTGGTTAGGGCGGAGCCCGACCACCGCGCGAAAGCCCGCGCCCCCCACTAACCACGCGCCCTCGTGCGCAACCCCATTCAGGAGAACATAATGTCCAATCTCACAAACATCCTCGAGCAGCGCTTGTCTGCTCTCAATTCAGAGTTCGACTCCGTCAAGACCGAGCGCGCGCAACTGCGCAAGGAGTTCTACGTCGACGAGTCCCTGCCGGCCGACCAGGCGAAGCGCGCCGGCGAGCAGCACCAGCGACAGGTCAAGGACCTCACCAAGAAGGCCGACGAGCTGGCCGACGACCTGGCCGACGTGAGCAAGCGCCTCGCGGATCAGCAGGACCGTGAGGCGACCGAGATCCGCGCCGGACAGATCACCGCGGGCGCTGGGTCCTCCTTCACCTCTGGCGGCGGCGCGTCTCACTACCGGACCTCAGCCGGTGGCGTGCGGGTCCCGAACGTACAGGTCCTCAGAGAGGAGCCTGTCTACCGCGAGGACGACGCCATGACCGGCCAGACCTCGTTCTTCGCCGACACGGCCGCGGCCCGTCGCGGCGACTGGGCGGCTGCGGAGCGGCTGCACCGGAATAACGCGGTCATGGGCCTCAACCAGCGCGCGCTGTCGACCACGGCAGGCGCCGGCGGCCAGTTCGCCCCGCCCGCGTGGCTCGTCCAGGAGTGGATCAAGCTGGCCCGTCCGGCCCGCGTGACGGCCGACCTGCTCACCAAGTACGCGCTGCCCTACGGTGTGAGCTCGATCAACTTGCCGAGTGTCCTCACGGGCACCACCGAGGCGGTCCAGTCGACGCAGAACACGACCGTATCCGAGACGTCGATGACCACGACCTCGGTGACGTCGGGTATCACGACCGTCGCGGGTAAGCAGATCGTGAGCCAGCAGCTGCTGGACCAGTCCGGGATCCCGTTCGATCAGATCATCCTAGGCGACCTCGCCGCCGACTACTCGAAGCAGCTCGACCTGCAGATCGTCGCCGGTTCGGGCGTGTCCGGTCAGCTCAAGGGCCTCACGACCTCAGGCATGGGCACGGCCGTCACCTGGACCCAGGCGTCCCCGGTGGTTGCGGCCGCGGCCGTGGCCACGTCGTTCCAAGCACAATGCACCAAGGTGGCCGCCGCGATCGCGAACACCCGGTTCGCCCCCGCCACGCACCTGGTGATGAGCCCCGAGCGCTGGGGATGGATCACTGAGGCCGTAGACACCAACGGCCGCCCGCTCGTTCCGCCCGCATCCTCGGGCGGCACACTGAACGCCTTCGGATCGGCCGGCGAGCCGACAGCTCAGGGCATGGCGGGCACGTTCGCGGGCCTGCCCGTGTACGTCGACCCGGCGCTGACCGTGGCCAGCGGCAACGAGTTCGCGCTGATCATGCGGGCGGCCGACGTCTGGCTGTGGGAGTCGGAGCTGTTCGCAACCTCGTTCGATGCTCCGTATGCGGACTCGTTGGGCGTCCGGTTCCGCTGCCACGCCTACTCGGCCCTGGTCAACCGCTACGCGGCGAGCGTCCAGGCCATGACCGGCACCGGCCTCGCCAAGGTCACCCTCGGCTGATGATCGAGACCCGCAAGACAGCGACCGCGCCTGCCCAGACCCCCACGGGTCTGGGCGGGCCGGTCCGGCTGACTGGCTACGCCTCGGTGACCGGCGTGCCGTACGACGAGGTCTCCGATTTCCTCGGCGCGTACGCCGAGACGATCGCACCGGGCGCGTTCACACGGGCCATCACCGAAGGCCAAGACGTGCGGCTACTCGTCAACCATGACGGCGTGCCGCTCGCCCGTACCCGTTCCGGCACACTCACGCTCCGCGAGATCACGCGGCCCCAGGATGACCCTCAGGGCCTCGGCCAGACCGGCCTATGGATCGACGCCTCGATCGACACCGCCGCGTCACCCCTGGCGCAGTCGGCACAGTCCGCGGTCGACCGCCGCGACATGGATCAGATGTCGTTCGCGTTCGCATGCTCGGCCACGGGCCAGACCTGGGACAAGGCCTACATGAATCGCACCGTGACCGACCTCGACCTGTACGACGTGTCTGTCGTGACCTACCCCGCGAGCCCGACGACGTCGGCCGCCACAGATCAGGCGGAGTGACATGCCCAGACGCTCCACCCCCGAGTCCTCCTAACTCACCGCAGACGTGTACCTCAACGGCACGGCAACGGGGGCTCCGCATCACGCGGGGCCCCCGTTGTGCTGTGCGCCCACGCGGCCCGAGCTGGCGAACCCGCTTACCGGGCCAACGTCAGACCTCCTTCAAGGTCCGCACGAACCAAGGCCAACACGGAACCCAGGTCCCCGGTATTGCTTGGCGTCAGGATGATCGGATCCTCGATCCCCTCGTAGTGGAGAAGCACGTTCGTCTCGTGCGCGAGACGATTCGAATCGACTCCCCGGCGCGCCAGAGCGTCTTTCGCGACCACCTCGATGGAACGCAACGCTGACCTGGGAAACAGCGTCACGGATGCAGACCACGTCGCGGGAACCGCATCATCATGCTTCTCGGTCGGGGCGTCGCGGATATCAGCGACGAAGAGGAGCCGGTCACAGAAGATTACGACCGTGCCCGAGAGCGCCCCATTACCGAACTCGAGATTCGAGGCGACCGCTTCCGGAGTCTCGCTCCCCATGGCGTTTACCAGTTGCGCCAACACCAGGTTCGCCAGTCCCGTCATGTTCGAGGAAGGTCTCGCCTCTCCTATCAAGGTCTGGAGAGTGTGGACCGCGGTCGCGAAGGGGGGCTCACTGATTTCGTTGCTAGATGTCATGCGTCCCATGGTCCTCTGGATCGAGGCTCGATGTGGGGTGAACCTGGGGGGAAATGATGACAACCACCACTTCAACCGCAAGGCAAAGGGCTCCGCATCACGCGGAGCCCCACTGTGCTGTACAAGCCGAGCGGTTTTTGGAGGACGGACACCTCCGGGACCGATCAGTCTTGATTTCTACCTACCGCATTTTTCCTACCCCAAGGCGTCACGACCAGCCCCGGACGCGCGTCACTGGCCTTGACGGCAAGACGTACACGCGGGGTCGTTCTGCGCGTGTCGGCGATCACCCAGCGCGCCGGGCGTAGCGTGCTGCCTCGGTGCCCGACCCTGAGGGTGGGTAAGGCGCGCCACACAGCGATCACGAGGGCGTACGCCCCCAAGATACGTACCCCTCGTG